GACAAAATTGTGTAATTTCTGAAAGCGCCTTTCCAATATAAGAATGATCACGTTGCGCTGAATGATCCAACATATTCCAAGGGTCAATTACACAAACATTAATTCCTTTTTGAAATACAAGTTCTTTAAATGCATTTAAAATACCTTTCAATGTTAGGTTTTCAAGGTCAATTTTAATCCAATAAAAATGATCTTCAATAAAATCTTTTGTGTTGTTTAAATCTACATTAGAACAAGCGCGTTCATTTAATTTATTAGCAATTCTCTTAATATGCCCTTCATATGGAAAAGATTCTGGTGAAAACATAGCGCACCGCATATCATATTGAGTTGCTAAATTGCAACAGATTTGATCAACAACATCTGATTTTCCACTGTTTGGAATACCAGTTACAACTGACCATTCTCCAAGAGCCATTTTGAAATAGTTATCTGCATTTGGTAACCCAATAGAATAATTTTTCACACCATTTTCATTATAATTCAAAACGCTTTGCCATATGTTTTCAATATTCAAAACACCCTCTAATGGGAAATTTTTAGCTGTTTTAATGACGTTTCGCAGAGTTTCAGCACCTTTTGATGTCAATATATCATTTGCATCTTTAAACTCTCCAAAATCAACGTATTTACAGCGATACGCGCCAAACCTTCTTGCAAGTTCATTCCGTAGTTCGATTCCCGGATTGTCATTATCTGTGCAAAGGATGATTTCTTTTTTTGATTTAAAATATTCAAAACAATTATCTAAATATTCAAGGCGTTGATTACCTTTTGATGCGCCATTTGGAACACTGCAAACAGAATAAATGCCTGCTTCGTGCAATGATAAGGCATCCATTTCACCTTCAACAATATAAACAGTGTCCATTGTTTTAATATTATCAATTCCATAAAATATTAATTCAGCACCAGATACCATTTTAAAATTCTTTTCGGCATCTCTGAATTTAATATTAATCAATTCATTTTCTCGATAGTAATTAAAATTTACAGCACGGCGTTTTTTTCCAACTTGTGGGAAATATTCTAATGATTCGCCTATTTTCCAATGCAACAGAGTTGGTTCAGTGATTGCCCTTTTAGAAAACCAATTGATAACTCTTTCAGTTAAATTAACTTTAATTTTTTCTGGCTTTATATAATCTGGTTTTTTTTGGAATTTAGTTGTTCCACTCCATCCGCAGTTATGGCAGTTGAATAAACCTTTATCAATGTCAACAGACAAGCATTTATCACGTTTGTTTTTTCTTGTGTGACTGCATTGCGGACATTGTGTTTTAATTTTGCCGGATGATTTATTGCCGACATCAATATTGAAGTCATTAAAAGTTTTCATTTGTTTATTATTGTTTTGGCTAATTTAAAAAATATTTTCAGTAATTCGGAATAAAATAAAATAAATTTGAAATATTTAATAAATCACTGTTTTTGATTTCATATGTGTCAGCTTTCATTTCAAATGTTGTTCCGTTTGATCTTGTTCTAACATCCCCTTTTTTATAAAGAGTTGCTTTTTTCAATAATTCAATTTTTGTTTCATAACCGCAAATTGTTAGTTCATTGGTCTTTTTGTTTAGTGAGCAGAAAATATAAATATCACAATCAAAATTCTTTTGGAATCCTATAAAATTATTTACATAAAAATCTTTTATATCAACATTGCGGCCCATTGTTTTAACATCTATTTTTAATCCTTTATATTCAAAATCGAAACCGCCATCAAAACCAACTGACCATTTGTGCTGAACATTAAAAACTTCTTTAATCATAATTTCACCAATCAAACCAACAAATTGTTCTTCTTTGTTACCGTTAGCTTCTTTACGATTTCCAATATTATTTTCATTAAGAAAATCCCAAACCATTTGTTTTAATAATGGTGAAACGTGTAATTTTTTATAACTATTTATTTCCATTTATAACATATTGTTTTAATTCATTAAACTCATTATCCATCATTAGTTGCTTAATATGAAATTCATATATATCACCGTTTTTGGTTTTAGCGCCTAATTCTTTTTGGCCATCAGCAGGACTTTCATAAATAAAATAATCAATCAAACCCTTTACTTTATTATAACCTTGTGGTTTGTTTTTGCCTTTGTACATGAGCATAAATCTGTCAATGTACTTGATACCATTTTTATCATTGTTGCGTAGTTTTAAAATGCTTAAAAAATTATTTGACCAGAATTCATCATTGCGCATTTGCTTCGCCATATTGTAAACCTCTCTTAAATCGTATTTATCAAGTCTGTTTAATTTATCTAAACAATCCATCCATTTATTTTTTTGTGTTTTGCTTTTAGGCCTATATTCTAAAGGAAATAATTCCACAAAATACGGAAACGCCTTTGTAATATTTTCATTATATGATGGCGTTTTTGATTTTGTAGGTATATTATTCTTTTTTGTATTATTATTATATAATATATTTATATTATATATATCCTTTAACTTTTCTTCAATAGGGGTATTTAACTTTTCTTCAATAGGTATTGAACTTTTCTTCAATAGGGGTGCAATGTAAATGCGGCGCTGTTTTATCTGTTTTGTGCCATCTTCATAAATCATTTTTAATTTAATAAAATCATTTGTTTCCAAGTTAGAAATCCATTTGGAAATGCTTGTTTTGCTTACACTGTAAAGTTTGGAAAAATATTCATTGGATGCATAACAGAAACCCTTTTCATTGGCTAAAGCAGTCAATTCGCCATACAACAGTTTTTCATTCGCTTTTAGATTTTGACAGTATCTAACCTTTGCAGGAATAACTGCATAATAAGATTTTTTCATATTGTGTTATTATTGTTGTTATTGTTGTTGTGCTATAATATATGATTATATTTAATATTATCACAAAATGCACGCAAATCATCAAATATTTTTTTCAATTCATTTAATTCAATTTCACCATCTTCATATTTAAACCAAAGTAATTCAACAAGAAGATCAAACTCCACCCTTGTTGATGAACCTATATAATCATAAGTAACAGCAATGTTATCAATGCTTGTCTGTGTCCATCTGATTTTTTGATTTGTTGTATCAAAAAAAACCCCTTTATATTTTGCCATTTTTTTAATTTTTAAATTTCGTTATTAAAATATTTGTCAATAGTATTCACGCAATCATCAAAATTATTATACCAATATACAGCCCAATTGCAATTTTCAAGCCATTTAAGCCACTTTTTTTGGTTTGGTGTAGGTTTGTTGTATTTATACTTTAATTCTATCGCTAAACCGCCTTTATTTGCGTTTGGTGTAAATATAAGTAAATCAGGTATGCCCGGCTTTGATCCAAGATATTTCATTTTAAACTGTTCAAATGGCGTCCTTTTGCCTTCATTCATAGGGTGAGTAAAAATTGCGTTAGGATACTGCATCTGTAAATAATTAATTACAGCGCGTTGCAATAAATCCTCACCCTTTAAATATTTATTATATGGATTTGCCATATTATTCTTTTAAACGTTCAATTTCAAATTGTAAATGTGCAATAGCCTTATTTAAATCATCTATTGGTGTTTTATGTTTGCGTGAACTTCTTAACAAATATGTGACAGCAGTTCCAACATTATAAGTTAAATCGAAATCACTTACAACATATCTGGCTTGAATATTGCGTTTCTTGTTTTTTCCTATATAATAATCTGGTACTTTTTTAAATGATTTCATATTCGATTTTTTTCTAAAACTTTTATTTTTTCTTTTAATATGTCATTTTCAATAATCAAACAGTTAATTTTATAAACAAATTCTTCTGCGTTTTTATATGTGATATTATTTTCTTGAGCATTTTTAAAACTTGTAAGAACAACAAATTTCAAACTTTTGAATTTAATTTCAAACTGTTTATCGAAACGAATCCAACTATCAAAATTTTTTAATGCGTGCAAAACAGATGCGTGATCTAAATTTGCAGAATCGCCAATACTTTTTAAAGTATATTTACCATATTCACGCGCTAACCAAAAATAAGCACCTCTGGCCATTACATATTCTCTTTTTCTTGTTTTTGCAAGTATATCAATATCAAAATGTTTACTTACTACTTTTATTAATTTATTTAAATCCATTTTTTTGTTATAATATTAAACTTCCATCGTTATTAAAATTGTTCCAATTGTATCCGCTTATTAAGCCAGTTTCAATATATAATTTCCAGTCTTGAAAAGCCTTTTGCCAACCTTTGCGACCAGATT